GATGTTTTCACTTATAGATCGCTTATATGGAATTGGTAAAGATAAAGACACTTATAAAGATGATGATAAACCCAGACTCAGAATAAGGCTAAATAGTGGTCAATTACAAACTTATGAATTTTGTATATTGCTGCTAGTTAAGGCTACTGAGCCACAAAGGGATATTATTCAGCTTAGGAACTTTCCCAATCGTAAGAGCTTCAGAGAGCTTAAAAAATTCTTTCTACCCTCTAGCCATGAAAAGGTAAGATCCGACTATTACAAAGCATTACAGGAGCTTATGAGCCTATATAATAAGCATGGCTACAAATATATTTCTAAATAAAATTAATTGTATTTTTGCAACACTACATCTTGACAAAACCAGAAATTAATGTACTAAATCTGGTATAATATAACTTAACTTTGTGTTTATTTCATTTATCTCAGATTAAGTTAATTTAGATCATAATAGGGCTTATTCCTAACTCTCTCTGTTTCTTTCTTTCTATTGGTTTAAGCTCTATTTATTAATTAAATACCAAGAGATCATTATAATCTCTGCAATTATTATTATTTCAATCATATTTAAATTATTTCCATTATTTCAATATAATCTTTAATCCATTCTTTAGCTTCTGATCTATTCTTAAATTCTGGAACTCCATTTTCTCCAGAATCTATTTCTAAAGCCTGAGTTTCATCACTTAATAAATCACTATGAATATGAACTTTATAAGGATCATAGATTAATATTTTAAATTTACTCATTATTTAACCCTCCTTTTTTGGTTGTAGTATTGATGTATAGGAAACTGATAGACGTTAGAAACTTGTTTAATAGTTTTAAACTTCTTTAATCTTCCAATCTCTCCAAAGTCCATAAATGGAAACATCTTTTTTTTATAAGTCCTGGAGAAGATTGAATACATATTTATATTTTTAGCTTTCATTTAACCTCCAATTTACTTTTTTACCCCAATTTGCTTTTTGGTTTGTTTCTTTGGAATATGATAAAAGATTATACATATTTAGAGTCCATTTTTGATGATCACTATACCAATATGAAGTTTCAATTGGTGCATCAACTACAATAGAAACTAGATCACCATTTATTTCTTCAACATAATATTTGTAATCTTTTTTATCTGACCCATGATAAATTAAGACTTTTTTATTATCTAAGTATTCTTGTATTTTGTCTGGATTATACATTATTTAACCTCCATTTTGATTGATTGAGTGTTTTTTCTTCTTCTTTCATATAAAACAATTTGAGCTTGTTCTAATCTTTCAACATCTTCATCAGTATTTAAAAAAGAAGATATTGGGAGAGTGAGAGCCTTGACTATTTGCCTAAGCTCCCAATTTGCTTTGGTTCTAAGGTTCATTATTTCACCTCCTTATTTACAAAATTATTAACGATTTCTTCACCTACAATATAGGTGTACATATTAACAACTTTTTCAGGTTCACTTAGATCAGTTGTAACTTGACCAAAATTAAAATTTTCATACTTTTTAATAATATCAATTACATTGAAAACTTGATCTTCAAGCCAAATTTTAGCTTTGTATCTTCCTATGATATAATAATCTAAATTAAAAATTTCATGGTGAAGATCATCTTTGTGATTTTCAACAAAATCTTTATTTTGCTCATCATTAATAAAATCTTCAAATACAGATTTAATTTCATCATATTTAAAACTAGAAGAATTAATTTCTTCTGGATAGTCAACAGCTTGATTTAATGTAGTCATTTTATTTGCTCCTTTGTTAATTGGTTTATGAATTATCCATTTTATCATTTAAAATTTTTTGATTTTCTAAATGATTAATTGAATTGATTTGATCTTTTTTAATTTGATTGGTTTCACAATCTTTGTTTGAGCATTTTGAAATTACATCAAACGCATCATTAGGATAAATTATATTAGATCCACATTCGTAACAGTTGTTCATTTTATCTCCTTTATTATTTTTATTTTTAAACATATTAAGTAAATTAATATCAAAGCAACTAACTAACGTCAACTAATTGATAACATCAAATTAAATTAATTAATATCAAAGAAACAACCTCTAATTGTGTTGCATAAATACAACAATACATTAGAATTATTACAAACTAAAAAATTATGGCTAATAAAACAAAATACAGTAAAGAACTAATTGATCTAATTATGAGAGATTTGGCACAAGGTATTTCAATTAAAAATACTTTAAAGACTCATTCTTTATCATGGGAATGTTTCAGAAAATGGTTATTGAATGTCAATAAATACCCAAAATTAAGGGAGATGTATTCACAAGCTAAGTCTGATGGTATTGAATATTGTCTTTCAGATGCTCAAAACCTTATTAATTCAGCAGTTGAAGATGCAAGACATAAAGAAAAGGTTGATTTAGGATCAACTCATTTGATTAAAGAGTTTATTTCATTAGCCAAATGGAGAGCTGAGAAGCTGAACGCAAAGGTATATGGCAAAAATGATGCTAATTTAAAGATTTCTGGAGATAATAATTCACCTTTAATAGTTAAGTGGACTAATTAAAAGTATTGGTTTCATTAGATTAAGTTTAAATTCATTCAACCTTTAAACGTAAAGTAGTCCGAACATATTATAGAGTTTTAGTTGCAATCTACCAAAATATTAGAGATCGCAATAGTTATTGATTAACTTAGCAACACATAAGCAACATAAGATTTAATAAGTAAGTAAAAACAATATTAATTTAGCAATACCAATTGATTAACAATCAAATGCTTTTTATTATTGGTTATTTTGTGAGGTTTGGGGGGGTTTTACAGAGCTATACACACCAAATTGAGATTGGGTACTTTGTTAATATTGATGGAAGTTACACACAACTAGATTAAGGATTTTATGATGGATTTTGACGACAACGAAAAAGGTTACTCAGCAGTAATATATATTATGGAAAGCAGTAAATCTGTTGTTGTTCACTTTGGTGGATTTAACGATCTTAAAGAATGTAGATACTTCTCAACTCATATCATGGACGATCTTGGAATAGAGCAGCTATTAAATGTACCTAGAGGAGTCACAGTACATTAGGGGGGTTTGTTTTAAAAATGCCAGAAATAGTCATTCCATATAAGCCAAGAGAACTCCAAAATTTTTTGCATAAAAAAATTGATATACACCGATTTAGTGTGCTTGTTCTCCATAGGAGAGCTGGAAAGACAGTAATGATGATTAATCAAATGATTAAAGCAGCACTTACTTGTCCTTTGCCAAACCCTAGATATGCTTTTATATCTCCAACATTCAAGCAAGGTAAGGCGACAGCATGGGATTATATAAAACAGTTCGCTGGTAAAATACCTGGAACAAAATTTAATGAGTCAGAATTAAGATGTGATCTACCAAATGGTTCAAGGATTACAATTCTTGGAGCAGAAAACGATCAAGCTCTAAGAGGTATATTTTTAGATGGTTGTGTTTTTGACGAAACACAATCTATTAAGCCAACTATATTTCCTGAAGTCATAAGACCAGCTTTGGCAGACCGAAAAGGTTGGTGCGTATTTATTGGTACACCAAAAGGTAGAAATTATTTCTATCAACTTTATAAAGAAGCTGAGAAGAATGAAACTTGGTATGCTGGTTTATTTAAAGCTAGTGAAACTAATATATTAGATCCTGAAGAATTACTTGCTGCAAAGCAAATGATGTCTGAGGATTTATACGAACAAGAATTTGAATGTTCTTTTCAAGCTGCCATAACAGGTTCTTATTATGGTGCTTTAATAGAGCTGTTAGAGTCTAAGGGACACATTACAGACAATCTGTATGATGACAACCTAGATACTGAAACATGGTGGGATTTAGGCTTAAATGACTCCACAGCGATATGGTTTGTCCAAAGGTATAAAGGAGAGATCAGATTAATAGATTATTATGAAAATGCTGGTGAGGGTTTAGATCACTATGTAGATGTCATTAATAGAAAAGAATATGAGTATTCAAAGCATATAGCTCCCCATGATATTAAAGTTAGAGAAATAGGTAACTTTGGTAAATCAAGATTGGAGAGTGCTTTAGAATTAGGTATCGCTTTTGAAGTAGCACCAAAACTATCTATTGAAGATGGGATTGAAGCTGTAAGAAAAGCACTTCCTAATTGTTGGTTTGACAAAAACAAATGTCAAAAAGCTCTTGAGAATTTAAAGGCTTATCAAAAAAGATGGGACGACAAGAACCAATGCTTTAGAAATAAACCTATGCACAATTACGCATCTCATTGTGCCGACAGCTTTAGAACAGGCATAGTAGGTGAGGGTGTAGAAATTAGCGATTGGAAAACACAAGTTCCAATCAACACAAATTATATAGTTTAATATGGCAGATAAAGTATCAGAATTAGAATTAAAGAATATTATTAGTCAAGAGATAAATAACTCTATGGGATATATGGGTGGAAACCTATCTTCTCAAAGAAAAAAATCTTTAGAGTATTACATGGGAGAACCATTAGGTACTGAGATTGATGGTAGATCACAAGTTGTATCAACTGATGTTGCTGATACTATTGAAACAATACTACCTAATTTACTTAAAATTTTTACAGCATCAGATCAAACTGTTAAGTGTGAGCCTGTTAAAGCTGAAGATGTTGAACTTGCCGATCAAGCAACTAACTACATTAATTA